CTAAGCAATTCAATGCGTACTTTGCTGAGGACCAGCCCAAGGCGTATTTGAACGTGCAAAAGTTGCTGCGCAGTGACGTCATCTTCGACTATGGAATGAGTGATGATCAACTGTCAAATAAGTTGACTTCACTCGGTCTTGCCAAGGGCTTTAACGGTGTCAAGCAAATCCAGGTGGACATATCGAAACAAGACAGCTCCCATACTGCTGCTTACCTCTGGGCTTTCATTCTCATTCTCCGAGACGCCGGAGTAGACAATGAAAAACTGGAGTTCTACCTGCAATATTGCCGAAAGTACACGTTTCTCAGCAGAGGTGTTGATGCTTGCAAATCGTCAATCTCTTTCAATCTGGGTTCCGGTGATCCATTCACACTTCTTCGGAACGACATCATGGAAGCTTGCACAGTTGCTGTGGTCTACAAGGACGCCGAAACCATGAGCCTCGTCGAGAAAGGTGATGATGTGCACGGTATAATCGATTCGCTGACGACACTACCTTTGTCTCAATTCCCATCTGTGATGAAGGTTATACTTAAGGTCGAGCACGTTTCTTTGCCGGGTTCCGAGAACATTGTCGGTTATCATGCTGGCCGCTTTCATAATGGCGACAGGTACATTGTCGACCCAATCAGGGCTTTCTTCAAGCATTTCACCAGGCTCTCCGATGAGAATGTTACCGTTCAAACACTTTTCAACTCTTATGTTTCCAGGGCGACGAATTATTCGCCTGAAGAAGTTGAGTTTTTGAAAATTGCCTGTTCAGTTCACTACCCTTTCTTTACCGGTTGCCAGGTTGCTGAGATAATCTCTGTTATGATCAGCTTGCGTGATTTCGACGTCTTTTCAAGGACATCGCAAGTCAGGACAAAGGTCACTCACATATCGGTTGACAAGAGAGCCGGTTGTGCCAGCGCCTGCGTTCGCGCGCTCTGTCGGGGCAGGAGCAAGGCTTTCTACAGGCAATTTGACTATCACTCGGCGGACTCACTAGAAAGGATGTTTGCGACTCATGGAATCCAAGCGATCAGGATCAATGGCACGGCCGTTAAAATGAAACCGGACACCATCTACTATTCGGACACGCACGCTAGGTGCAAAGTATCCCTATGTTAGTCCCATAGGAACCTTT